ATCATGGAAGCAAAGCTCTGCATTGATTGTAAGCACTACACGCCTGTCCGTAGCTGCAAGCACCCATCTCTCGGCATTTCCTTTGTTGACGGCTCACCAAACTCTGACGTTTGCTCTGTGATGCGGTTGCCTTCGCAAGCCTGTAAGCCAGAGGGCTTACTTTTTGAACCGATGGAGGCCGTTATCTACGACATGGCTGACATTTTTCCTAACCAAAAGGGGTAATCATGGCTACCAAAAAAGTAACCAAAGAATCCAAACACGAACCAACCAAAGCATTTGATTGGCAACCCTATGCCGAAGAACTCGAAAAAGAGTGTGAACGGCTGAAAAGAACTATCGAAATTATGTCTGACCAATCTAATAGGGATGACGAAATAATTTCTAGTCGAGACAAAGCTATCAAGCATCTCATACTTGCTATGAGTCACATGGGGGAATTAAACGATGAATAACAGAGATGAAATGGTCGCTTCAAAAGAAGATTTAGATAATTTGTTTAATTCTGTCTTGCTAGATACAGACGCGCTAGAAGACGCAAAGATGACATTACAAGTCATTAAGAAGACAGACCCTAATGTGTACGATGAAATCATTGATTCGTCCATCGCTTTGATTGATAAAGCATTGAGCAATTCGATTATGAGTACCATTGCAAACATTCTTGATGATGATAATTGGTTCCTAACTAATGGAGGTAACGATGAATAACCAGAACGATTTCGCACCCGAAGTCCGTAACTCCGCATGGTGGTCTGGCGACAGTCGTAAAGCAGCCAACGGGCGCGGCAACGAAGCTGTTCTTGAGAAACTCGGCCTGAAGGAACGTCCTGACCTGTCCAATGTTGAAGCTGTCCAGATGGGTCATGTGATGCAGCCTATCATCGGCAGACTTGCTCAAGACAAGCTCAAGATTGAACTGAAAGATGCTGACTATGCACTCACCCACCCAAAGGAAACATGGTTACGTTCCCACTTTGATTTCATCAGCGCTGACGGCAAAACGCTTGTTGAGGCTAAAAACTACAACGCGAATGTTCGTAATAAGTTCGATGTGGAAGGGAACATCATCCCGCCAGCGGATATGGCGCAGCTTATACACGAAGCAACTGTTCACGGGGTCGAACGCATTGTCCTCGCAGTTCTCTTTGGTGGGCAAAATTTTGAGACGTTTGATTTCACAATTACTGATGCCCAAAAGGAAACGCTCATTAAGGATATGGCGAAGTTTTGGGGTGCTGTCGCTACCAACCAGCCACTTGACCCTGAAACAACGGAGCAAACAAAAATTATCTACGCTCAAGACAAGGGTACGTCCATCGTTGCGCCGCAGCCCATCGAAAAGGCCGCAGACGCTCTCAAATACGTCAAGGAACAAATCAAAGCACTAGAGGAAAAAGAAGAACAGCTACTGACTGCGCTTCAATCCCATATGCAATGGAGTTCTGAACTCACTACCTTTGACGGGCGTGTGCTGGCGACTTGGAAAAACACGAAGGGTAGCAAACGCTTTGATGCCAAACTGTTTCAACAACAAATGCCAGATTTGTATGAAAAGTTTATGGTCGAAACGCAGGGTGTTAGACGATTCTTGCTTAAGTGAGGTGACTATGTACGCATTTCCTAACCAACACAATCCGCAAACCGGAAGGCAAGAAACCGGTATGACATTAAGAGATTATTTCGCAGCCAAAGCATTACAAGCGTTAATGGACGATTTTCGTGAAGATTTAGATTGGAATGCTTACGAAAACGCAAAATTGGCTTACGAAATAGCAGATGCAATGATTACAACAAGGGGTGAACTATGAGCGCATTAGTGCCACTTAACGACATTAAACAAATGGCTGAAGTCGCAGCCAAAAGCAAGATGTTCGGCTTTAAGAACGAAGACGAAGCAATGGCAATCATGTTGCTCTGCCAAGCAGAGTCTATGCACCCTGCTATTGCTATGCGTGACTATCACGTTATCCAAGGCAGACCCGCATTGAAGGCCGATGCGATTCTTGCCCGTTTCCAACAGGCCGGAGGTTCAGTTAAATGGGAAACCTATACCGATGAGTGCGTATCTGGCACTTTCTCTCATCCTGCTGGCGGTAGCGTGTCTGTCGTTTGGACATTCGATATGGCAAAGAAAATCGGTCTTACCGGCAAAGATAATTGGCGTAATTACCCTAGAGCTATGCTTCGTTCGAGATGCGTATCTGAAGGCGTTAGAACTGTTTTCCCCGGCTGCGTGGTGGGTGTCTACACCGATGAGGAAACCGAGGACTTTACGCCCCGCAAGAGTGCGCCTGTCCAAGCAGCGCCAAAAGATATGGGCGCAGCAGAAATCGTCGAAGTTAAGGAAACGGACTACCCGTTATATCTCCCTGATGGGTCGTGCTATGCGTATTGCCAAAACTGGAAAGACTACACAGACCAGTATGTCAGCATGGTAGCCAGCATCAATGAAAGCAAGAAGATGGATGCTGAAACCAAAGCAGAGAAGCTCCTGCAATGGGCGAAAGCAAACGAAGCCACCATCAACAGAATGGATGCGCCGACAAGGGTAGCGTTCATGGCGGCAAAGCAAGGAGTCGATACCTTCGGGGATTTGGAGGATGCGATTGAGGGATAACTGGCGGCATCATGACATACAGCCCATCGGGGCATTTTTACCTAAATTTGAGGAACCAAAAATGGAATACCAAAAATATGTGCCGCTGGAAGGCAAAGGCAAGATAAAAAAGAATTACAAGAAGCAAGAAGGGGACAAAAAGCCACATTGGGAAGGCACAATGATGCACAAAGGTGAAATCATTGAGTTCGGGGTGTGGGAAAACGAAGGTCAGTACGGTAAATGGTTCACGATTAACGTCAAAGACCCGAACTACAAAGAAAAGGTAAAAGACGCGCAATACCCGAAAGACATCACGCCAAGAGAACCCCGCAAAATGGCAGGTGATGTGCCTTGGTAAGCTCTTTTGAACTTCCCTTCCCGCCATCGATGAATACGATGTGGCGTAACTTCAGAGGCCGCACCGTACTCTCGAAGGCTGGCAGGGTGTTCAGAGAAGAAGTCCAAAACATCATTATTGACAAGAACATTCCTAAATTCGGGGATAGCAAATTGAAAATCACGATGATTTTGCGCCCAAGAGATAAGCGCAAAACAGACATCGACAACCGCATCAAGGCTGTTTTAGACGCACTAGAACACGCAGGGGTGTTTGATGACGATTTCCAAGTAGACCACCTTGAGATGATTCGCGGAGAGCCACTTAAAGGCGGTCTATTGCACGTTGTGATTGAAGAAATGCCAGACCCCCGCCAGTCGGAAGGTGAGCGCCCTTGAGCGCAGTTAGGAACGGTACGGGGCATCGTTTCCGACAGCCCCACTAATTAAGGAATTGCTTTGCGTAACCCTTTTTTAATTGATGAGCCAACAACTATCAGCTTCTCCGGCGGCAGAACGTCTGCCTACCTGTTGTGGCGAGTTTTACAAGCCAATCAAGGGTTGCCAAAGGAAGCCGTTGTCTGTTTTGCCAACACCGGCAAAGAAGAAGAAGCAACTTTAGAGTTTGTTCGAGACTGCTCTGTAAATTGGAATGTGCCGATTCATTGGCTTGAATACAGAGACAACGCGCAAAAGTTTGAAGAAGTCACTTTCGAGACAGCCAGCAGGAATGGTGAACCGTTTGAGCAAATCATTCATAAAAGACAAATATTGCCAAATGTTAGGGCAAGATTTTGCACGGTCGAATTAAAAATTAGAACGATGGCAAGGTTTACAAAAAATTTGGGTTGGGGTGATTATCAAAATTTTATTGGCATTCGAGCAGATGAGCCTAGACGCGCAGCCAAGATGAAACCTGACAATGTTAGAGAACACGTTCGTATGCCATTGCATGAAGCCGGGATTAGCAAAACGAACGTTCTATCTTTTTGGAGAAATAGCGACTTTGATTTAAATCTGCCAATTATTAACGGCGAAACGATTGGAGGCAACTGTGACCTTTGCTTTTTGAAGGCCATGCCCAAAATTATTACTTTAGTCAAACAGAATCCAGAAAGAGCAAAATGGTGGGCAAAAATGGAGGAAATTGGGTCAACATACACAACGGGCAATGGTGCTGTATTTAGCTTGAATCGTCCTAAGTACGCTGAAATACATAAGTATTTGGATAAACAAACAGAATTATTTTCTCAAGAATCAATCGATTGTTTTTGCGGGGATTAAATGAACAAACATATCTTTGTTGCAACACCGATGTACGGCGGTCAATGCTTTGGCTATTTCATGCAGTCATGCCTAAAGCTGCAAACCCTATGCGCTCAACACGGAATCAACGTCAGCTTTAGCTTCCTGTTTAATGAGTCGCTTATCCAGCGCGGCAGAAACCTGCTGTCAGCGAATTTCCTGAAGTCAGAAGCCACCCACCTGATGTTTATTGATGCCGACATCCTGTTTAGGCCAGAAGACATCTTCCCGATGATTACAGCCGACAAAGACATCATTTGTGGCATTTATCCAAAGAAAGAAATCAACTGGCACACCGTCAGAAACGCTATGAACGCTGGCGTACCTGATAGCGAACTGAAGTTCCACACAGGGGCGTTTGTCGTGAACCTGAAGGACTACACGCCAGAAGTCACAGTTCCCGTCAATGAGCCTGTCGAGATTTGGAACGGCGGAACTGGATTTATGCTGATTAAGCGTGAAGTCATGGAAGCTATGGGGACGCAGTTGCCGAATTACCTGAACAACGTGCTAGACAT